GATCCACGGCCACCTTGGGCAGAACGTACTCGCCGTTCGAGAGCCGCGCCAAAATGCTGTCGCTGGTCGCCGTGCCAGGGCCGCGTACTGGGCCGCCCGTCAGATAGTCGTGCAGGGATCGCATAGGTCGTTCCTTTGTTACCGTGTTGCCGCGTTACCGCGCCGGTAACGTAAATTTTACCGCGCCAACCAAGTGCGGGGCGTGATCGCTTCCGGGTTATCCGCCCAGCGGGCGTCCGCCTCCTGATTCAGGAAGCTGCGCGGCGGCCCGGCATAGCGGGTGAATTCCGCTTCGCACTGCGCCGCCAGTTGCGGCGAATGAGTGTCCGCATCGCGCTTGAGATAGGCCCGCGCACACACCCCGGCAACCAGCGCGTCAAACGCATGATCGGGAATATCCGCAAGAGCGGTCAGTGCCGCCACGGCCAGCAGGCTGAACGTGCAGACGCCGTTGAAATCCGTGGTCGGCGTCACCGTGAACGCGCCGGTCGTGGTCGCGGTCAGGGTCAGCGTGCTGCTGGCGGTGATTCCGGTCACGGTCTGGCCGCCTACGGCGATGGTGCAACTGCCCGCCGTGCACCCGGTCACGGTCAGCGTCAACCGATAGGCCGTGCTGGCGATGATCGTGGCGGAATGACTGAGCGCCGCTGTGCCGCTGCTGTGGGTGAACGTATCGTCGGGCGACTCCGCCCAGCCCGCGCCCACCGTCCACCCCGCCGACGTGAGTAACTCCGCGCCGGTGGTGGATTGATGCGCCAGCGTCGTCCAGTCTACCTCGGTCAAAAAGGTGCGCCGGACCACCAGATAGAGCGTATCCAGGTAATCGGCGGAGGGCGTCGGGTAGACCGTCAAATACCCGTGTTTCTCATCCAGCAGATAATGCGTCGGGTAGTTGTCCGCGCTGGAGCGCCAGTCATCCGCCAGCAGTTCGCGCTGATGGCGATGCCATTTGGCGACCGCTTGCATTTCAGGCACGGTCGCTTTGGCGAGCGGTTCACCGTCCGAGGCGCGGATCACGGATTCAATCCGCACGATCTCCGCCGGCACCGCATACTGGCGCGTTCCCGCGACCAGCGTCATCGTGTACCGGGCGCGGGTATCGTCCAGCAGCGGCTGGCGCTGGCCCAGGTCACGCAGGGTCTGGTTCAGATACCGGGTGAGTTCAGTATTGCGCCATAAACACCCGGCATCGCTGTATTGCCAGTAGGCATAGTACCCCGCTGGCGTCGTGCCGGTATCACCGCCGTGATCGTCCAGCCGGTCGCGAGCCGCAGCGATGACCTCCAGCGCATAGACGGCCATGGGAGGCGCTCAATTCAGCCGGGTAAAGGGATAGGCCGGGACCTGACTGGGCACCAGCACTTCTTTCCCGTCCACAACGGCCTTGTGGTACACGGTCTGAATCGCGTCTTCCAGATTTTTCATGACCGGCTCCGGCACTTCGACCTCGACCCCACGCTTGATCTGAAAGCCGACGCCGTTCACGCCGACATACACATCATCGCTTTCCGGCCCCGCCCCGGTACGATGAATCTTGATCTTCACCTTGGGCGCCTTGCGCAGCACCTCATGGGGGTCTTTCTCGTCCACGTCGGGCCGAGCATTAAGGAGCACGCCCTTGTCGGGCGCAGTCGGTACAGTTTGTGATGTTGCCATGGAACCTCCAAAATCAGTCGTGATTTAGTGCGATCGTGCCCGTAGCCGCAGCGGCGGTAAACCGCAATGCGTACATCGGGCCAGCCATGACCGCCACAGTTGCTACCGCCACGGTGCCGTCCGGCCAGGCGGTCCAGTCGTCATTCGGCTCAACCTGATACTCCACCAACAACGTTCCGCCGGCGCCTGGTTTGGCCCGTATAGTGATCGGCCAGGGCAGTTTGTCGTTGTTGCCGGGGTACAGCGCAACCGCTTCCGCCGCCGTTACGGACACCGACTTATGGGTGGCGGTCGCGTCAAATCCAATTCGGATCGTCATCAGCAGGGCCTCGTCCCGCCCTGGGCGATGAGGCGCAGGGCGGGAGTGGGGTTACAGAGTGGCCGGCGCCAGCGACACGTCCACGTAGGTCGTGGTCACGTTGGCGGCGTTGAGCGCCGTAGTGCCCAGGGTAAAATCACTGCCGCTGGCATTGGCGACCTTGAGGGCCGCAAACGGCGCATAGCCATCCGGGCAGCCCGGACAAACGCAGGTTCCGCCCGTCGCCACCGCCGTGCCCTGAATGATTTTGGCGGTGCCCGCCGCATTCAGGACCAACAAATACGCCCGGTCGGTGGCCGTGACCTGAGCCGTGAGCGTATCCGCTGCGCCCGTTTCGGTGATGCAGCTCAGGGCCGACAGGTCAAACTCGCCGGTCGCGCCCTTTTGATACGTCACCCCGGCGATGGAGAAATTAACCGCCGCCGTTGTTTTGACGTTTTCGTGATTGGTGGCATGCTTGGCGATCTTGCCTTTGGACCAGGCGCGATTGGCCGTTGCATGACGGATCACGGTCGTCGTGGTAGCGAGACTCGTATAGTTGGGCATTAGCCCTCCTTAAACGCTCGCCGGGGCCAGCGACACGTCATAGTAGGTATCGGTGACCCCCGCCGCATCCAGCCCGGTCGTGCCCAGGGTAAACGTGGCGCTGTTGCCATTGGCCACCTTGATCACGCCCAGCGGCGCATAGCCATCGGGACAGCCGGGGACCGTACACGTCCCGGCAGTAGCAACCGCCGTGCCCTGAATCACCTTGACCGTACCGGCGCTATTCAGAACCAGTAAATAGGCCCGGTCGGTGTTTTTAGCCTGGGCTGATACGGTGTCTGCTGCCGCAGTCTCAGTAATAAAATCGCACGCGGACAGATCAATTTCGGCGGTGATCGCGTACTGATACATGACGCCAGCGATACAGTAATCCACTGCCGCAACGGTCTGGACATTTTCAGAGTTGCCGCCGTGGATCGCCAGCCCGGCCTTGCCGAAACAGCGGTTCGCGGTGGTGTTGCGGATGACGGTGTTGGTAGCCGCCAGAGAGGTGTAATTGGGCATGGCAATAATCCTTACAGCGAAACCGGAGTGACACAGAGGTCGTAATAGCTATCAGTAATCCCCGCCGCGCCCAGCGAGGTTGTGCCGAACGTAAAGGTGGCACCCGAATTGTTCTCGACCTTGACCGCCCCAAACGGCGCCAGGGTCACCGGGCACTGCGGGCAATAGCAGGTCTCGCCGGTCTCTACCGCGACGCCCTGAATAATCCGCACCGCGCCCGCGCTGGTCAGCGCCAACAGATAGATGCGGTCGGTGTCATCGGCCTGAGCCGAAATCGTAGTGGTGTCGCCGGTATCGGGGTCAATCACCGTCAGCGCCGACAGGTCAATCTCGCCAGCCAGCCCAAACGAATACACAACCCCGTCAATCGAAAAATCAATGCCGGCGGTGGTCTGGACGTTCTCCAGATTCGCGCCGTGGATCGCCAGCCCGGCTTTGCCGTGGCTGCGCGTACCGAGCAGAGACCGCAGGTAGGCGTAGGGGGAATCAGACAAATTCACACTCATGACAAAATCTCCAAGCGCCGGCTCTCCACCGGCGCAAAACAGGGAATTGAATTAGATCGCCGTGACCGCCGCTTCCAAGCACGCGCCCCATGCCTCATTGAGGATGCAGCCGGCCCACCAGGTCTTCCATCCCACGTACCCGCGCTGACCCAACGGGTCCGATTTACTGGGCGTGCCAGGGTTGAGCACGGTCGGTTTGATCATCCCCTTCCCGGCCAGCGGGCAGGTCGCGTAGTACTCCTGGCTGATGTAGATGATCGGGTACACATCCGCCTTTACACCGCTGGTGGATTTCATGCTGCCCTTGGCGTCGCCGGCATCGGGGTACGGCTCCAGTAACGGGGACAGGATGTAGCGGACGTTCTCGACGCTACCAATTTCTTCCGGGCACAGCGGTTTCCGGCTCCCGTACTGCGCCACCGGAGTGAACGCCGTCCCGGCCACCTGGCGGAGATCGTGTTCAAAATCAGTATGGGCAAACGCAATGTACCCGCCCTCCACCGGGGTCGTGTTGCTGTCCGGCGAACCGCCCAGCATCTGCGTCACGGGACGAGCGCGATTGGTCCGCAGCGACCGCACGACGGCCCGCTG